GCCCCTCATCAGGCAGGCCCATCAACTTCTCCTTGGCGGTGCTCGACAGGTTGGTCACGTCGATCACGCTCGCCGATCCGCCGGGTCCGGAGAAGCCGGTGACGTTGGCGATGGACGCAAAGGTCGTCGGCGAACCAACGGAATACTTGACGGTGATGCCTTGAGATTCGATTGCTTTAACGGTCATGGTGATACCTCCTTCGTTGAAAAGTTACTGGGTGCTACGTCTTCAACCACACTGAAAAATCGCTTTGTATGCCGAACAACTTCGTATCGGGCTCAAACCCGAGAGAGCGCGAATCGGTGAGGAGCGCCTTGAACACAGACGCAGCCACCGCGTTCATCGCAAGCCGCACCTGCGCGTCAAGATCACGCGCGCTGGTGGCCTTCGTCGCCCACGACGTGACCTGTATGCGGTAATTGTTCAAGCTGTTCGACTCGGCCGTACCATTCATGTCCATGGTGGGAATCAGAGAGATCTCCTGCCACACGACGAACGGTCGGGCCACATCCTGTGGCGCAACATCAGGGTAGCATCGCGACCCGACAAGCGCAGAGACCCCCGCGTAACCGCTGAGGGCGGAGAACATGGAACTTTGAATCGCGATGGTCACTTCATCCCTCGGGTCTTCTGGTGAAGCTGGCGCGCGATCTTCTGGATGCCCTTGTCCAGTTCAGTACCTATGGCCTTCGCGGCTACCTCCTTCTTGCGGTTAAACGCGGGCCGGATAAACGGGTGTGCGGTGCGGCTTGATTTCCCGAACTCAAGAATCGACCAGTAGAAAGGATCGAGCGGATTGTCCGCACCCTTCTTTCCGGTTGCTTTCTTGAACGCCGCGATCTTCTTGTTCGATAAGCCACGGACCGCCACGAAGGATGCACTCTCGGTATCGCTCCTGCGCTTGCCGCGAACGACGCGCAGCATCCGCTTAAGCAGTCCGGCAGTGCGACGCTTGTCGGGAACCTTCAACGTCGGAACAATCTGCTTCGCCTCATCGCGTACAACCCGAGCGCCCTTTGACACGGCGTTCGAGAGTACCTTCTTCGCCACTTCTTTCGGCAGCTCCTGCAACGCAAGGCGTAGCCCGTCCAATCCCTCGATCTTCATCGAGGTCTTAATGCCCAGATTATTAGCCATTGTTCGGCCCCTCCCGCACGAGGAGCTGCATCTCACGGTGCCGTTCCAATGGATCGACGACGGCGAGGATGTCGTAGTTTCGAGTGCCGAACACACAGCGCATCTTTGGTGTCACTCCTGCCCGGTAACGAATACGAATTAAACCAGTGACTTCACTTGAGACTTGTTGCGCCGCAAACAGCTCGCGCCCGCGTAACGGTTCAACCGCGCCCCACACGGTGGCGACAGCCGACCACGACTCATCCGGCTCACCGCCAGCATCCTGCTGTGGGCTGGCCGACACGAGCTGCTGGATCGTGACGCGATGGCGGAGAAGTCCCGAGCGCATCTCAGAATAACCTCGTCCCGACGATCAGTGAGTCGAGCAATGCATCGGTAAAGTCGCGTGGGACCTTACTCACGATGGTCCCGACGATGACCTGCTCACGGTTCTCGTAGAGCGTGGCGAGCTTAGTCTGCATCCACAACCGCACCTGTGCAGGAAGTGTTTCCTGCGACCCTTGCTCGTCGGGCGGAGAGCCCGGCGCGTACCCCGCGACGAAGGTGATCTGGATCGCGTCAGGGCGCAGTCGGATCGTCGGCCACGTCACCTGGTGTGCGGGCACAATGAACGCAGGTTCCTGCTCAGTGTGGAGGTCGTACTGATCTGTCGCCAGGGTCTGAAGTACGCCGTCGGTATCGTAGTATTTGAACGTGGTAACCGACGCAACAGGCGGAAATGGCAGATCGATCTTGAGGCCATACTGTGAATCGGTCGGCCAGTTATCGATGGAGAGCTTGAGGGTGCGTTGGATGAACGCACGTTGAGTCAAGTTCTCTGCGTCCTCACGCATCGCCTTGATCAACAATTGAAGGACAGCTGTGCTCGCAGTGTCATCGTCCTCAAGTCGGAGCCATTTGCGCGCCTCAGCGAGCGACACCGGTTCATAGGACGGAGCGGTCACAACCTGCAAAGCCATTCGCGCGCCCCTTTAAAGTGCGTCGCAATGATTATACCCCCTTCCGGTCAGGGATAAAAGGCCTTTTCATGACGGTCTGAAGCGCCACAAATTCGCACGCCGAAGGTGGCTGGAAGTACGTAGCGATCTGTAGCAGCGAAGAACTCCCGGTGCAGAGTACACAGGGTAGGGCGGTTCCCGTTGATCGCCCCTGTGAGCTCTCCGCAAGCCCTAGCAGGACTGTCGGGCTCGATCACATCCCAGCCCTGAAGACCCCGGAACCATGAGGTCAGATTCTTGGAATGCTGTGGTCCTTGCCCATGGCCCTTGCCGACCACCGCGATGATCACGAGCGGGAGCGGCTGTGGGCTCCTCATGGGCCAGATCGGTATGTGATTCACAAGAGGGTCCATGCCGACGGCGAGGAAGTCCATACGCTCGTGGATCACGATGGGACGATGGCCCGCCAGCGCGAGACCGAACGCCGTCCCGTTCATCAGGTTCTCACACACCGGGAAGGTGAGGACCTGATCTGGGTGCCGGTCGTACAGCCCCGTGGTCATACCACCCAGACCATACTTACCGAGCTGTGAGAGCAGCACAACCTTCGGGTCGTTGAGCGCGAAGTCGAGTGTCTCACGCACCATGTCGATCAAATTCATCGCGCCCCCTCCCTCAAATCTTCCATTGCGGACACATGCGCACACGCGCGCTCGCACGGTATCTCGACAAACGCTGGGAACCGCTTACGCTCCTGCCATGCCACGCGCAGGTGGTGCGTGCCGCGCCAATATCGTACGCCGAATGCGCGCACGCGGTGGGCAAGGGGTGATGCCTGCCGTGCCGCGAGTGGTGCGTGAACCGATAGCCGGTTGTTCTCACAGATGTAGAGGATGGGCAGTCGGTGTAACGCCGCGTAGTTGAGCGACTCCCAGAAGACGCCCTGCTCAGTAGCTCCATCCCCGATGCAGCACACGGCAAGCTCGTCGCGCCCTGCTAGCTTCGCTGACAACGCAACTCCGGTTGCTGCGCCAATCAATCCGCCGACGATGGCGGTCGAGTGGAACCTGAGCGCGGGGTCACAGAACGATTGCGATCCGGAGAAGCCACCGTTGATCCCCGACTCCTTCCCCTCGATCTCGTCGAGCAACGCCTGCTCACTGCCACCCTTCGCAAGGTAGTGCCCGTGACTGCGATGCGTCGAGAACAGCCAGTCGTCTTTCTGAAGCCAGCCGTTGAGCACCTCCGGCACATCCTCCTGACCGAGACACAGGTGCACACTGCACTTGAACTCCGGCATGCGAGACTGCAGCATCGTCTCGAACGCGACGAGTCGCTCGCGGAAGCTCATGGAATAAACCATCCATAATCGCCTGTGTACCCCACACGGTCGAACAACTCACGCCACTCGTCAACGTGCAGGATCGTCTGCGCGGTCAGGTTCCAATCCATCATGCGCTGCTTCTCCTCGTCGTTCCGGTAAGCGTCCACGGTGACGTACGCGTACTTGCGCTTCACGCGCTCGATCTCTCGCAGTGCGATCTCGCATCGGTCGAGGGGCAGGTTGTGGATGGTGTTGATCGAGATGACGAGATCGAACTCATCGGTCGGATATTGAAGCTGGTCAGCGCTGCCAACCGACACCCAACGCTTCACCCCATCGATGCAATTCGCGATGGCGTATTCTGATATGTCAACGCCACGAACATCAAGCCACGGATGAGTAGCCTTGAAGTCGTGGATCATGAAGCCTTTGGCGCACCCCACATCGAGGATCGACTCGACGCCCGGATACTGCGCCATGAAGTCAGGCACGACGGACATCCAGAAGCGCCGGTCGTACTTAAAACCGCCATAGCCTACGCGCCGGTCGCCGTCGAAGAAGTCCCGCCCGAACTCCCGCGCGAGCGCCTGATCCTCGGGCGTCTTCGTGGCACCCCGTGCTGACGGGTCGCGCTTGGTGCGCGGGTAGTTACGAAGCAGATCGATCTCTTTTCCCATGTCATCACCTGTGGCTATATTCGAGCGGCACATCGTTGAACAGCGCCGCGTTACTGACAAACCACTCGACGGTATTGCGAAGCCCCACATCGAGAGGCACCTTGTCACACCAACCCAACTCACTACGAATCTTTGAGTCGTCGAGCAGATACATCTTGTCCTTGCCGGGGCGCTCAGCATCCACCTCGACGTGCAGCGAGAATGGCTCGACCATGATCTTGCAGATGCGCTCGACGAGCGACCCGATGCTGACCATCTCGCGCGTCGCAGCATGGTAGTCCTCGCCCGCGCGGCCGTGCCGCATGACTACGTAGATCGCATTCGCCACGTCGTCTGAGTGGATGAAGGACCGAACCGATACCCCTCCACCGTGCAGCTTGATCTTCTGCCCGCGCAGGATCGAGAGCACAGTCTTCGGAATGATGCGGTAGGGC